CACCAAGAGAATGGACGCTAGATCGTCGTGAGAGACGCTCAGCTAAGAATACAGATATTGTCATTCCAACGCGCACTTGTCCACAATGTACGGCTGCTTATGAGCGTGTACGTAAGGCTTGCCCTTACTGCTTTTATGCACCTGAGCCTAGTGGTCGTTCATCCCCTGAAGAAGTTGACGGGGACTTATACGAGATGTCGCCCGAAGCTTTAGCGAAGCTTAGAGGTGAGATTGACCCGCCGATTAGACTACCTTTCGGCGCTGCACCTGAAGTCATTGGTGCAATCAAAAAGCATCACCGTGAACGTGAAGCTGCACAGGCCGCTTTACGCTTAGTTATGTCAATGTGGGGCGGTAAGTGGACAGTAAACGGTGACACATTAAGCGAGGCGCAAAGGCGCTTCTATCACACCTTCGGGGTGGACGTTGGCACTGCTCAGACCTTAGGACGTAAAGAGGCTGAGGAGCTTAAAAAGAGAGTCGAGGCGGTATTATGAATGAAGCAAGGATACAAGCTCAGGTCAGACTTGACGCTTCTAAACTAGGCTGGCGCTTATTCCGTAATAACGTCGGTGTGCTGGTGGATAGCCGAGGCATCCCAGTACGCTTTGGGCTGGCTAATGACTCGAATGTGGTCAATAAGCATATTAAGTCGGCAGACCTTATCGGCATCAAACCCGTGCTAATCACACAAGATATGGTCGGGCAGACAATCGGACAGTTTGTTAGCCGTGAGTGCAAATGGTCGGGCTGGAAATACAATCCAAAAGACGAGCGCGAGGCCGCGCAACAACGATGGATAGACATGATTAATTCAATGGGCGGTGACGCTAAATTTACGACGGGTGAAGTATGAAAACTAGACCAATAACTTTTAACCGCGAGGACGTACTGACGGAGGCGCTTAGACTTAGTGTTTCTGTGGGGTACAACAAAGTCACCCGCGAGATGCTGGCCTTTGCTGCTAACTGCTCACCAGCGCAAATTAGCAATATGTTTGGGACGATGGCACACCTCAGACGCGCTATTGTATCCGCAGCCGTACACCGTGAGGACTTGGCCGTACTTGCTCAGGCGCTCGCTCACAATGAGGCTAAAGCTAATGCTGCTAACCCTGACTTGAAACGCCGCGCATTGGAGGCTTTACTATGAGTCAAATAGCAGTATTGTTCGCTAGAAACGACAGTCGCTATAAAGAGATGGCTCTAATTTATGATGTGTATGACATTGATCGTGATGCTAGAAACTTTTGCAAAAAGTTACCAGTTATTGCTCACCCGCCTTGCCGTGCATGGGGTCAATTGAGCCACATGGCAAACCCCCGTCCTGATGAAAAACAATTAGCATTTTTTGCCTTAGCTCAAGTGAGATTAAATGGTGGAGTTTTAGAACACCCAGCGGGCAGTCGTTTGTGGAAAGAAGCTAATTTGCCATTAGGTGATGAAGTTGACGAATTTGGTGGCTTTACGATTGAGATTGACCAATGGGACTTTGGCCATGTCGCTCACAAGAACACTAAGCTATATATATATGGGATCGAGAGATCAGAGTTACCTTCATTGCCACCCACAAGAGGAGGTACTCCGATGCGATCAATATGCGGTAACGTAAAAGGCACAGTGCGATGCACTCAGTATCAAAGAGAATACACACCTGATCTACTTATTCAGTTTTTAACAGACATTTGCAATAGGACTTTACTATGATAAAGACAGTGTACGAGTCTCAAGAGGACATACTCGGTGCAATCGTAGCATTACATAGCCCTGAAGGTTTTGATTGCGATGTGACTTATGGTAATGGTCAATTTTATAAATCCATACCTCAGCCAGCATTAAAGTTTGATATTGACCCTCAATTACCTGATGTCATCAAAGCTGATAGCTCAGAGTTACCTATCCCTGATGCAAATGTTAAAAGTTTAATGTTTGATCCACCGTTCCTTACCTATATTAAATTGGCCAGGGATCATAATTCAATCATGGGTAAGCGGTTTGGTGGCTATTGGAATTATTCCGAATTAGAAACGCATTACCGATCAACGATAAAAGAAGCAAAAAGAGTTTTGGTTAAATCAGGAATTATGACGATTAAATGCCAAGACATCATACACAACCATAAGATGCACTGCACACATGCGAATGTTATTCAATGGGCCGCAACAGAAGGTTTTAGACTAAAAGACCTATTTATTTTATACGCTAAGCACAAAATGCCGATGCCTGTAAAAAATTCAACCCAAAAGCACGCTCGTATCCATCATAGTTATTTTTTAGTATTTGAGGCCCTTAAATGAGTTTACCTGCCGCACTTCAAGGCTTAGCCAATTACAACCAATTTATTGTCTATAAGCTTGTCCCGCGTGGCGAGACTGGCAAGATGGACAAGCTCCCTGTGGACTGGCGCAATGGCCGTGTTGCTGATAGCCAAGACCCGTCAATATGGACAGACTACGACACTGCATACGCTTACGGTCAAGGCAAGGTAGGTTTTGTGTTCACGGAGCAAGACCCTTTTTGGTTCTTAGACATTGACGATTGCTTACTCCCTAGCGGCTGGTCGCCACTCGCTCAAGAGCTTTGCGCGTTGCTCCCAGGCGCGGCCATTGAAGTATCGCAGTCAGGCAAGGGCTTACATATATTTGGCACGGGCGCAGTCCCTAAGCACGCTTGCCGTGGTGAGGCTGGCTCAGGGCTAGAGTTTTATCATACTGGACGCTTTGTTGCGTTTGGTGGACGTGATGGCACGGTGGGCGATTGTTTGACTGATTGCACGCGAGGCGTTGCGACACTTGTAGAGCGTTATTTTAACCGTTTGCCACAACAAGACAACACGCCTGTAGAGTGGACCGAGGCACCGACAAGCGAGTGGCGCGGATCTGTGGAGGACGAGGAATTGATCCGTCGCGCTTGCAATGCTAAGTCAGCCAGTGGCGTATTTGGTAGCAAGGCAACCTTTGCACAATTATGGGATGCAGACGAAGCCGCGCTTGCTAAAGCGTTCCCCGATCAAGGTGGACGGCCTTACGATGCAAGCTCAGCCGACGCTGCACTCGCTCAACATTTAGCTTTTTGGACAGGAAAAAATTGTAAGCGGATGGACGCCCTAATGCGTCGATCCAAGTTATACCGCGAGAAGTTTAACCGCGAGGACTACCTCAAGCGCACCATTTTACAGGCCGTTGCAAAGCAAAAAGACGTTTGCATAGACAAGCCGATGGCTGAACTGGCGGCAGTGGTGGCAGTCACAAAGCCGCGGGACGTCGAGGGTAATGTATTCCTCGACGCTGAGCAACAGAAGGTATTATTTGAGGGCTGCACGTATGTTTCAGACCTCAATAAAATATTAGCCCCGCACGGACACAGTTATAAGTCAGAGCAATTCGATAATATGTTCGGTGGGTATACGTTCATCTTAGACAAATCGAACAGTAAGACCACGCGCAGCGCGTGGGAGGCGTTTAATAAGTCTCAGGTCGTCGTCAATCGCAAAGTACATACATCCAGCTTTAGACCCGATAAAGAAGCGGGCGAGATATGGACACAAGGCAATGAGCTGCACGTCAATAGTTACTGGCCTATCAATACCCCGCGCAAGTATGGAAACCCTAGACCGTTCACAGATCATTTAGCGCGTATTCTACCCGTTGAGAAAGACCGAGAAATTATCATGGCTTATATGGCCGCCGTGGTGCAGCATAGGGGCGTTAAGTTTCAATGGACGCCACTCATTCAAGGCGCCCCTGGTAATGGTAAATCGTTATTGTCCCGTGTGCTGGTGGAGGCTATCGGCAAGCGTCATTGCCACATGCCAAACGCGCAGGAGCTTACAGACAAATTTAATGACTGGCTAGACGGAAAACTTTTTATTGCTGTGGAGGACGTTTACGTACCGCAGGAGCGCCGCGAGATTATGGAGGCGCTCAAGCCAATGATTACTAATGACTGGCTGGAAATTCAAGGCAAGGGTAAAGATAAAGAGTCCCGCTTCGTGTGTGCTAATTTTATGCTCAATAGTAACCACAAAGACGCGCTACAAAAAACTAAAGACGACCGCAGACTGGCTGTGTTCTATTGTGCTCAGCAGACGGCATCAGACATTTTGCGCGATGGCATGGGCGGTTCATACTTCCCCGCGCTTTATGACTGGCTCAGGCGCGACGGTTACGCGATTGTGAACGACTATTTAATGACTTACCCTATACCCGATGAATTGAACCCTGCTAAGGGTTGCCAGCGTGCACCGTTGACTTCATCCACGCAGGAGGCTATCAGCGAAGGCATGGGCGCTATTGAGCAGGAAATACTCGGCGCGGTTATGGAAGATCGTATAGGCTTCCGTAACGGCTGGATCAGCTCTCATTATTTAGACAACCTTATACACGATAGAGGCGCGTCACGCATTGCACGGAATACACGCCGCGATATACTGCGAGACTTAGGATATATCGCGCACCCTGGCTTGCTTAACGGCCAAGTAAATAACGTGGTGCATCCTGATTTGTGCAAGCCTCGTTTATTTGTAAAAGAAAGCCACGCGTCACTTAATTTGCGAGGCGTGGCAGTGGCTAAAGCGTATGAAGAAGATCAGCAGGATAAAACGGCGCTCAAGGTTGTTATGTAGCAGGCGTGGGGCTAAATTGTTCAAACACCATCACGGCCAGCATATACTTAGATATAGGCATGTTACGTTGACCGCTTTCCCAAGATACCCAGGCGCGGTTACTGCACCCGATAAGTGCAGCCGCGTCGTTGGTTGATAATCCGTGCTTAAGGCGTAGCGCCCGCACTTCGTTTGCTAATGGTTTATTAGTCGTCATGGTGTTTATAGTCCCCTAAGTTAAAATATGCCTGTATTGCCTCCCACACTATCGCAAGAATGATTAAGCAACACACAGAAAAAATAATGCCTATTAGTAGTAAGAGCAGCATTATTGCACCTCGCCCGCTAATTGTGAGTTAAGCTCTTTAAGCTCAAAGATAGTATCTTCAAGGCTTTCGATTTTATCTTCAGACTCGTTGAGTTCATCTTGCACGCGTTCTAGTTGTTTCTCCATCTCGTTTAGTTCGTCCAGCAAGTCGTCGAAAGCTTGGCCATTGTCACGCATAGCAAGAGCTAAGGCGTCATATAATGCCACCTCAAGGGGTGACACTGGCCGCGTGTATTTAATCAAGTCCTCGGCGCTTAGAATAGATATGTTTAGATCAGTCATAATTTTAATCCCCTATACATTTATTGATAAACTCTCGGCGTGCGTATGGCTGCTCGGTAGTATCAGGCGCCACAATATCCGCTAGATCCTCGGCGATAGATTGCACGCGGTAAAGCTCGCTTAATGACTTACTCGGATCGTCCCAGTGCGCACGGATAACGGCGGCCACGGCGTCGGGCGTGATAGTGTTTAGCTTTTTCATTCTGCGGCCTCGCTTGGATAAAGGGACTCGGCTGCGGCTTCTATTACTTCCCAATTTATACCATCGTTAGCGTTGAAGTTATCGGCCAGGCTTTCGAGTACATCCGCGCACTGTTCATCGTTAAGATCAGGCCGCACGCTTTGCACGTCCTCTAAATGCCAGTCATCCGCTAAATAGATAACACCTTTTTTGGTTTTTGCTATGTGTGCCATCATGCGGCCTCGCTTTCGTTAGTTACTTCCCACGCGATCAGCTCAGCGGCTAACCACACCATATCGTTACGGAATGTCACACCATCACCAATGTTAGCGGTAATCTGTGGCAAAGTATCTTGCCCCGTGCTCTCCATATAATCGCCAATGATCGTGTGAATGTCGTCGGCGAATTCGTTATATATGCGGCTGGTGTCGCTGTAATAAATAAGCGTCCCCGCTACACCGCTAACGCATCCGTGCTCGCTAATCTCTTTCAGTTCCTCGGCTTCGTATGTGTCCAACATGTATTTTTTAAATGCGTTCATTTTGTAACCCCTAAATAAATGATAATAATTGCGGCTGCGGCTAACATATAGCCCGCCAGGTGTTGAAGTCCTGCATAAGTATCTAACATGATTAAAAGCCTCCGTCACGGTTAAAAATTAGAATGGCAAGTTTTACATTGCAACATTGTTTCTTTATTTAATGCTAGTAATAATTTTTTACGTATTATTTTCAATTTGCCGTTACAGCAAGGACAAGTTTTACTTTTTAATAATTGCTCTTTTGTGTATATAGTCATTTTAAACCCCTTATATATTGCACATTGTGCGAAGTGCTTAGTGCATGAGTGATACTATACACAATGTGTAGTTAGCATGTCAAGCATTATTTTACTACATTGTGTAAATATTTTTACTATTTTAACTCACATTATGCGTTTTTACCTCTATTTACCTCGGTTTACCTTTTTGTCGAAGGGTGCGAGGTAGATTAAAGGTAGAATGTAACTGATTGATTATATGTGCTAATTTTGCTAAATACCTCGCACCTTGCAAAAAAACGCATTTTCTCTATCCCCCGCGCCCGCTCGCACCTCCCCTCGCGCGTTTTACTCTCTCTCTCTCTCTCTCTCTCTTTAAGAAAGTAAGAGGTATTAAGGTAAATAGAGGTGAAGCCCGTTGTGGCTGGCACCTCGCATGGTAACTTTGTATACCTTTTGGGATGACTGAGGTAAATTATTGTACAATCGTACAGTAAGTTTAAAAGCGCAACTCTTGGTATAAAAGCGCCCCTCTCGCCCAAATCCCGCACTGGGCAAGGGTTCCAGCGATAGTAAGCACTAACATTTTGGCATACACATTGTGCTTCATCTACTACAGGTTACTGTACGGCCGTAAGCCCCCGCCGCCCCCTGGTTAGCTTGAAGCCAAGCGGGGCGCGGGTCTCAGGGCGATTAGCGCGCGATCAATTGCAATAAATAACTCTGGGGCCACCCGCCCACCCCCACGGACGGGGTGCTTCAAATTTGCGCCCCGCGTCCCAAACTGCGCGTCAAGTAAAGGTTTAAACACATTGTGTATATGTCTACGCAGGGTGTATAGTGTAACTATCCGTCACCAGCGCAACATCTTTACAATCCCATCGCACAATCTTTACAATCTGTACCATCGGTTTACTTGACACCATCGTCACCAAAGCACATCATTGTGGTTATGAGCCTCTCAGCCCAACAATTGCTAATGCAAATCAGTGATGACCGCGCCTTAGGTGCAGCATTACTCTTTCCGCATCGACACCGCCAAGCCTCGCCTGACTTCCACTACAAAGTCATGGATATGTGGCGTTCAGCCGATCAATTCGTCAGTATTGAAGCGTTCCGTCAAGGTGCTAAAACAACCATCTCTGAGGAGTTTTTATTGCTCGAAGGGTTATTTGTTAACTTTAAATACTGCTTAATCTTCGGTGAGACGTACACAAAGGCTTGTCAGCGTATCGAGGCGATGAAGCATGAGCTGAATACCAATATGCGGATTTATGAGCTATTCGGTAAGATGAAAGGTGATAAGTGGTCCGAGAATAAAATCATTCTAAGCAACGGTGTGGCTATCGAAGCGCACGGCTGGGACGAGGAAATTCGCGGTTACTTGCATCAAGCTAATCGTCCTGATCGCGCTTACCTAGATGACATCGAGACTGAGGAGCGCGTGCGTAATTCAGACGAGGTTGATAAGAATTGGAAAAAACTCCACAAGCAATTGATGCCAGCAATGGACAAAGAGTTTGGCAAAATACGGATGACTGGTACGCCACTCGCTGACGACTGCATGATCCGTCGCGCTGCTAACTCACCGCACTGGACGCACGGACATTTCCCAATCTGTGACCGAGATATAGATGACCCTCAAGCACAATCGTTGTGGGATACGCGCTATCCGATGGAGTGGATACGCAACTTGCGCGATCAGATGTCATCCGAGGGGATGCTTCGAGAGTTTATGCAGGAGTATATGCTGGTACCAACTGGCGCTCAGGGTAAGCCGTTCGATGAAACGATGCTACGCTTCCAAGATGTCGCGCCAACTATGTATGCGCCTAAGATCGTTATCATGGACCCAGCCCGTACCGTTGAGGTTAAGAAGTCTGACCAAACAGGTCACGTCACTGTGTCGCGTGTCGGCACCCGCATTTACGTCCACCAATCAGGTGGCGAGTATTGGCAACCTGACGAGATTATCAATGGGGCGTTCGCCATGAGCAAACGTCACGACGATGCCGAAGTAGCGATTGAAAAGAACTCACTTGATGACTGGCTACTCCAACCGATGCGAGCTGAGATGCTCAAGACAGGTAAGTCATTGAAATTACGTACACTTAATGCCCCACAAGACCGAGATAAAGCCGCTTTCATTATGGGCTTGCGTCCGTTCTTTTTAGCGGGGGACATCATTCTCGTTGGTGGCCGTGCAGCGCACCAGCAACTCGTCAGTCAAATCGTCAACTTCCCTTCAGGCAAACGCGACGTGCTTAATGCCCTAGCGTATGCCTTAAAAGTGTTCAGCGGTGTGCCAATCTACGGTGACTTCGGTGAGGCAAACCTTACCCAGCTAACCGAGGTGTCACGCAATACCCAGCTCTTGCTCGGTGTGAACGCCACATCAACTGAGACAACTGGCGTGCTTTGCGCCCTTGATGGCCAACACTTAACCGTCATTGCCGACTGGGTAAGCCCACTGATGCCAAACGACGCTATCCCTGACATCGCATTACTACTGCGCGCCATGTACCCAACCAAAAAAGTGACCGCATGGGTCCCCGCTGATGTGTTCGACCAGGTGGGGCGCAATCCGCTAGTCACAGCATTACGTGCCGCTAAAATCCCAGTCAATCGGGCTGAGAACGCAGTCATGGCAAGGGGTTCGTTGTCACCAATGATACGCACTGAGAAAACTAACAAGCGACTATTGCGTGTCGATGACAATGCGCGTAATGTCATGCAAGCGATGGCACAAGGATACAACTGGGCATTGAAGCCAAATGGCGATAGATCGGGTGAACCTGAGCGCGGTACGGCAAGAACTTTGATTGAATCATTAGAGTGCTTGACATTCGCAATTAACAAGGTCAATAATGATACAATCCAATATAAAACTAACGCGACTAATGCGTTAGGTACACCCTACATATCAGCATTATCGAGGTAATGATGGCAAAACAGTCCGACAAAAAGCCTAAAGAAGCCATTGAGAATTGGGCTGAAAAAATCGAGTCCGATATTTATCAAGATTGTGCGGGCAAATATGCTGATATTGAAAAAGCTTTTAAAAATCGTGAAGAAGCTGACGAGGCAATTCAGGAGTATTGGCATATCTATAATGCTGACCCTGATGATAACCAAGCCTACCAAGGTAATTCAAAGTGTTATGTTCCTGTGGTTCGTGATGCTATCACTGCCCGAGCTAAACGATCTCTTAAACAGTTATTCCCGAATAAATATCAACACGTGGACGCCGTAGGTACGGACAGTCAAAAGCCTATGGCTCAGCTCTCATTGCTTGAGCACTACATTCGTTCTACCAAACTCAAATCCGTTGTACGTTCAATGCTGGTCGCAGGTGATGTGACTGGCCAATGGAATTTGTATGTGGACTGGATGCGCGATGTGCGCTCAGTCACAAACATGATCCGTAAAAATCCAGTGATGGAAACGGCTGAAGGTCAGCAAGTAGAATTGCTAGACCAAGACGACGAGATTGAAGAATTTAGAAATGATGAAGTGGTTGAAGAAGGTCCGATCATTACGGACTTCGCAACTGAGGATATGATCGTTATCCCACCAACCGTCAACAACATTGAAAAAGCTGACATCACTGCAATCAAACTTCGCATGAGTAAAGCGCAAGTTAAAAAGATGGTCGACGATGGCATCTTTATCTTGCCTGAAGATAGCGAGATTGGTGAGTGGGTTAGCAGTCACAAAGGCCGTGAGAAGCGCGTACCTGAGAAAAAACGTACAAGCGACGCTGGCATTAAAACAGAAGGCACGCTTAAGTACGCATTGATCTACGAAGCGCACATGATGCTTGAGTTTGAAGAAGGTCAAAAGTCATTAGCGTATGTTTACTACGCTGGTGAGAATGATGTGGTCGGCATTATCAAAGCGCCACAATGGAATCAAAAACGTCCAATTATTTCAGCGCCAGTCGAACGTATTAGCGGTTCATTCAACGGCATTTCTAAGGTTGAAGCTGTGAAATGGTTGCAATGGAATCTCAATGACTTCTTTAACATGGGTCAAGACTCCGCAATGTATTCATTGCTACCAATCGTAATGACTGATCCTGAAAAGAACCCTAACTACGCCATGATGGTATTTGGTTTAGCGGCAGTGTGGCCAGTTGATCCTAACTCAACGCACTTCCAAAACTTCCCACAACTGTGGAAAGACTCTATCCAAATGTGTCAATCAATCAAATCTCAAATCCATGAGTCATTGGATGTAAACGAGATGATGATGGGTAAGACTGGTAGTGGCCGTAAAAACAATGCAGCCGTTGGTGCTCAGATGCAAGAGTCGTCAGTATCCATTGTCGACCACGCTGAACGCTTTGAGGAGGAAATTCTCAATCCATTGATGGAGCGTTTCTTTGAGTACGACTGCCAATTCCGAGATAAAGAATTGACTGTGATCTCAATGGGTGAGATTGGTGTTGAAGCGCAAATGCAACAGATCCCAATTCAACAATGGGGACAACGCTACTTCTTCCAATGGACTGGCACAGACTTTGTGATGAACATGCAACGTATGCAACAACAAATTGCTACGATGAACGTGTTGCGAGGCATCCCACCACAACAATTGAATGGTCGCAAACTAGACATTACGCCAGTGCTTGAAATACTGGTACAAAACGTATTTGGTAACGAACTTAGCAATCGCATCTTAATTGATGAGCGCAATAAGTTTACTGTAAGCCCTGAGATCGAAGATGAAATGATGGTCAACTTTATCGCAGTGGACACCCATGATGCCGATGACGATGTAGAGCACTTGCAAAAACATCAATTGGCAGCTCAAATATCAGGCGACCCAAGCGGTATATTCCGTGGCCACATACAGAAGCACATGGAACAATTACAACGTAAACGTCAGATGGCGATGGCTGCTCAACAACCTCAAGGTATGCCAGGTATTCCTGGCGGTGCTGGACCAGGTGTTGCGGGTACTCCACGTATGGGTGCTCAACCACAGCAACCTCGCCCTGGCCAAAACCCACCTGGTGCGATCCCACAAGACAATATGATCGGTGCGCCAGCTAGGTAACTTGAGAGCTTAAATTATGACTGCCCCAATTGAATATAATGTCCCGATAACGCCTGATACCGCAGTTAAGATGGCGTTGAGCATGACAACGCAAACGCTTTACTACGTAGACAACAACGGTAATGTTCAGATTTTAGCAAGTGTGGCCGCCAATGGTGGTAACTTTACTAACGTCAACATCACTGGCGGTACTATTCAAGGTGTTGCTTTAACCATTGATAGTTTAGACTCAACCCCAATTGGTGCAAATACTCCATCAACTGGTCGGTTTACTACGCTTACTAGCACAGGTTTAGCAAGCTTTAATAGCTTGTCTACAGCTAATGCTACTATCACTGGCGGTTCAATCACTGGCGTGTCACTTACCCTCGATAGCTTAGACAATACACCTATCGGTGCAGCAACACCGTCCACTGGGAAATTCACAACATTACAAGCAAGCGGTGTGATCACCAGCACACTCGCTACAGGCACAGCCCCATTTAGTATTACCAGTACAACAGTTGTCCCAAATTTGAACGTGTCACAATTGTTGGGTAATACTTGGGCTGTACCAGGCACAATCGGTAGTACGACACCTAATAGCGGTGCGTTTACCACAATATCTACAAATACAGTAACGAGTGTTACGCCAGTACTAGGGTTCAATGCCGCTAATACAAGTTATGCGTCAGGTTCAACGGTCGCTAATAATTATTTGCAAACTGTATTGCAAAATAAATCGGGTACAACTGGAGCATCAACTAACTATGTGTTGAGTAATGACCTAGGTACTGATTCAAGCTACTACGGTGAGTTTGGGATGAATAGCTCAGTGTTCTCAAGTGGGACACCAAGCGACTTTTTCTCAATCAACAATGGTGTGTACTTCTCAGGCCACGATGGTGACATAACTTTTGGTTCAGGTAACGGCTATAAATCATACTTTGCTTGGGGTGCCACTGGCGCTTCAGCTCACGTTATTAATACGTCAGGTGCGATTGGTCTATCAACTAACTTAAGTACTACACCTGCATTGTCAGGCACAACTGGCTTTGGTACTGCTGGTCAGGTAATGATCAGTAACGGCTCAGGTGCCGCAAATACTTGGTCATCAACCCCAACATTGGTCGGTACAAACTTTACAGGTATTCCTAACGGTGCGTTGACCAATAGCTCAATCACCTTTGGTGCAACGGCTGCTGCTTTAGGCTCAACAGTGAGTGCGTTCAATGCTGTAAGTATTGGCGCGACAACCGCAAGCACTGGCGCGTTCACTACGCTTAGCGCATCAAGCACAGTCTCAGGTGTGGGTTTCAGCAATTACTTAGCTGCTCCCCCTGCCATTGGTGGTACAACACCTGCGGCCATCACAGGTACAACCATCACTGCTAATACTGGATTTAGTGGGCCATTAAATGGCACTATCGGTGCGACAACACCTAACACTGGTGCATTTACAACATTAAGCGCGTCAAGTACAGTATCAGGCGTAGGTTTCAGCAATTACTTAGCTGCACCTCCTGCCATTGGTAGTACAACACCTGCTGCAATTACTGGTACAACAATTACAGCTACAGCAACCGTCAATACACCTAATACTTTTGGGTTTAAAAATCGTATTATTAATGGAAATATGTCAATTGACCAAGTAAATAATGGTTCAGCATATACAGTAAATGGTTCGGTTTATACATTAGACCGTTGGAAAGTTCAAAGCTCAGCAAATAACTCTACGGTACAACAAATTGCGTCCACAATTACAGGGTTTTCTAAATCATTAAAATATACAGCAACGGCGGCTAATACGTATATGCAAATGGGTCAGCAAATTGAATATACTAATTTCGTGGATTTGGTTGGACAAACTGTAATTTGTAGTTTTTATGCAAAAGCCAATAATTCAAACGCAGGTTCAACTGGTGTTACAGGCCGTATTAGAATTGGTACATCAACTATTGACCAAGTAGTGATATTTAGTGGATCAAATACTGATACCGCTTTAACAATATCAACAACCGCGGCAAGATATAGTTTTACGTTTTCAATTCCATCAAATTGCACAGCTTTAAGTTTAGAGACAGCTTTAGGTTCTCATATTTCAGGTGATGGGTACGAAATTACTGGAATAACGTTTGAAAAAGGATTAACTGCAACAAGTATTGACGTTCGTTCGTATGGTACTGAATTATCTTTATGTCAAAGATATTTACAACCAATAGTTAGTTGGTGGGGAGAGGCCGATTCAGCATCTTCAATTGGTGGATATGCTCAATTTTTACAAACAATGCGAGTAGCTCCTTCCGTTTCAAAAGTTGCAGGGTCAACATTAAATTGGCGTAGTGCAAGTGCTGATAATTCAAGTACAACTTGGGCAATAGGTGCTACCAATCAAACCCAAAACGCTTTGTGGTTTCAAATTTCAAGTGTGAGTGGACAAACTGCTGGTGCAGCAGTAACATTCCGAGCACAAACTACTAATGCTATTATTATTGCTACTTCGGATTTTTAATTATGAATTATTCTAAAGTTAAAGACGTGGTGACTGGACTTTTAATAGATAATGTTATATTAAGAGATGACGGGATATTTATACCGTTTGATATAAACAATTCTGATTATCAAAAATATTTAATTTGGTTGTCAGAAGGCAATAACCCAATTGAACCTAACTAAAGAAGGATGACTAAAATGATTTTTAATGTGACTACCGAAGAAGCAAATGTATTAATCGCTGGCTTGGCTGAATTACCATTTAAAACGGCAGCGGGTTTGATTAGTAAGCTTCAATTTCAAGCGCAACCTCAATTGGCTGAAGAAGCCGCTGCCGCACAAGCTGCAATTGAGGTTGCACCAGTACAAACTGCTGAACCAGTCAATGCTGAGCCAGCTCAAACTCAAGGTGAATAAAATGGTTACTTTTGCTGAACTACAACAAATCGCTTCTGATGTCGGTCACGACATTGATAGCGAAGTAGTAAAATTTTTAAATGCCGCTGAAGCATTATTTGCTTCACGTAAAGACGTGGCAGTTGACCCATTCAAAAAAGGTTTTGGTCAAAATGATCCAGTAAACCCAGTGGATGGCACACCTCCTTCAGCTTTACCTGCTGGTGCTGACACAAGCACTACCACAGGTGGCTTTGGTGGTAACGACCCAATCTCACCAGCACTTGCAACATTAGCTAATACAACTCCAGCTCAAACTGCGGTTGATGCTACACCTGCTGAGACTGCACCTGCTGAGACTGCACCTACTGATACTGCACCTACTGATACTGCACCTGCTGAACCACCAGTTGAGACAGTTGAAGCTCCAGTTGAAACTGCACCTGAAGTTGAGACTAAAGTTGATGCTACACCTGCTGATACTGGTACAGTGGTGGATACTAATACATGAGATTAGTAGATGTAGACGAACCAATCATTGCTCGTGCATTTAGCTTTTTTTGGTTCAAACGTATTTATTTAGGTATAAGGTTTAAGCGATTGTCGCCGATGCAACAAACGGGGGTAGTCGCACATGAAGAAGGTCATTGTGAGTTACATCACTCTGAGAAAAGAATAGCATTATTATTCTTAATCGCTTGGTGGAACCCATGGTGGTTTTTACGTATTTGTCGGAACCATGAGTTAGCCGCTGACAAATATGCAGTCGACAAAGGCTATTCTCAACACTTGCTTAGTTTGTTATCAGCGTATGGAACGGATGGTTGGTTACATCCCCCACACCGAGAACGAATAATGGCTATTATTAGATATACGAGTACCCTCGCGTGATTCCCGTAAAGAGTCATTTCGCTGGGTTGGCGTAACCGACCAAAGGAGTAGTAATTATGTTTAATTTGTGGAAATTTTTACAGTTGTTAGTTTCACCGCATGTGGGCGATGATGACGATTTAGATCCTAATCCGAATGACGATGTAGATCCTAATCCGAATGATGACCTAGACCCTAATCCAAATGACGATGACGACTTAGATCCTAATCCGAATGACGATGACGACTTAGATCCTGAACCTGCACCTCGTGAAACTCGTGCTCAAAAAGAGATTAGAACCCTCCGTGAACGAGCACAAGCAGCGGAAGATGCTAAACGTAAGTTAGAGGCTGATTTAGATGCGGCTCGCCGTCAACCTAATCAACCAGTACAACCAACGCAGGATCAAGTGTTGTGGGAGCAAGAGGAGCAAGTTTTACGCAATCCCGAAGCTAGTGATTGGCAAAAGTATGCCGTTCAGTCAGCTCGTGAGGCCCGTCAAGCTCGTCAAGCATCTCAAAATGCAATTATCCGTGCTGAGGATTTAGCTGATAAGTCTGCGTTTGACCGTATTCGTTCTGAAAAGCCTAAGTTGTATGAGGCCTATAAAGACCGAGTTGAAAGTATGTTGACCGAGATCAGAGGTCGTGGACAAAACGCTCCTCGTGAGAAATTGTTAGCGATTTTGGTTGGTGAAGATATGCTTGCGGGCAAATTAAAAACAACTGGAAGTAAGACCACAAGTGGCTCTAAACGTCCAGCGACGCCAGGTGCTCGATCAGATGTAAACGCTAGGGGTTCTAGCTCTATGTCTGAGGCTGAAAAGCGAGCAAAACGTTTAGAGAATATTCGCATTTAATGCAAATTTTTTCTAAGGAAACTAAAATGAAAGCTTTACTAAAAAATATGTGGTTATCTCTAGTGAGTTTAATCTCACCAGCTATTACTAACTATTCACCAGGTCCTTCAGGCCAAACTATCGCTAACGATATTGAGTTACACATTGCTGATGAAGTATTGCGTATTGCTCAACGTCAATTAGTGGCTTATCAATTCGGTCAACCGCTTAAAATCGACAAGAATACTGGTGTGAATTACACCGCTACTCGTTATGAGCGTTTACCACTTCCATTCGCACCATTGAGCGAAGGCGTTGCAGCAGCAGGTGAGTCAATCACAATTGCTCAAGTTAGCGCGACTGCTCAACAATGGGGTGACTTGGTTCGTGTGACTGACGTTGCTGATATGACTATCAAACATCCATTGTTTAAACAAGCGATCCGTTTGATTGCTATCCAACAACCTGAAACTATCGAACGTAACGTATTGAACATTCTATTGACAGGTACTCAAGTCAACTATGCAAATAGTAAAGCTAACCGTGCAGCATTGGTTGCTACTGACGTGATGACTCCAGTTGAAATTTCAAAAATCGTTGGTTCTTTAGAAACATTCGGCGCACCAACATTCAATGGCGATGAACGTATCGACATGATGATTGACGCTGATGCACGTACTAAAGCTTCATCTAAACCAGGTATCATGCCTCACTATGTTGCATTGATTCATCCATTGGTTGCTCAAGATTTGCGTCAAAACTCTACTATTGCTACTGCATGGTCATACAGCGACATCAATCGCTTGTATAACAATGACCTTGGCGAGTGGGGCGGCGCACGTTTCTGCAAAACCAATATGATGCCTTACTGGACTGGTGTAGCTGCCGTTACTGGTACCCCAGCAACAACTGGCGGTGCTTTGGCTGCTAATACATACTACATTCAAGTGACTGGCGCTCCTACAGCGACTTCAGTTGAACAACGTATCTACCAAGTATCAGGTGCATTGACAGTTGGTGGTTCAGGTGCAGGTTCTATCAGCGTAACATTGCCAACATTGGCAGGTTATGTGTTTAACGTGTACATCGGCACAACTGCAAGCCCAGCTAACTTGGGTCTATCAGCTTCAGGTCCTTCAACTGGTCCATTAGCTGGTAACGCAACTCAATTGGCTTCAGGCTCAACAGTAGTTATCACTGGTACTGGTGTTGCACAAACACCACCTGCTGCACCAGCAACAGGCGTAACAGTGTTCCCAACATTATTCTTCGGTATGGACGCTTATGGCCAAGTATTGCTTGATGATGTGGATTACAACTACTTGCAAGGTGCTGATAAGTCAGATCCGATGAACCAAACTCGCGTTGTATCTTGGAAGATGATGTACGGTACTATCATCTTGAACAATGCGTACATGGCTCGTACTGAAGCAAGCTCAGCATTTAGCGTAGGCTACACTGCTGGTACTGCGTCAGAATAATGACGTAACCTTAAGGGGGGCTTCGGCCCCTCTTATTCACTAAGGAGCAAGATCATGTCACAAGAAAATACAAAATTATCACTACCTAAAACTGAAAATAAAGAAGTCACATTAGCTGAGTTGCAGTCACAGATTGCGGCCCTTCAAGCTCAGTTACTTCAAGAGCAGGAAGCACGTAGTGTTGCTGAAAGTAATGCGTTAGCCACAGCCGAAGCTGGCATGTATGTGGGCAATAGCGATGAACAACCAACAGGTAAAACTGTAAAGATTAAAAAATGCACCAACCCTTGGGAAACCGACGAACGTAAGCAAAAATTCGTAGAGGTTGATGTACCAACTTATTTTTATCAGATACAATTGCCAACAGGCGCAGGTATCTCACTCACAACTAATGGTCAAGATTATTTCCATAACGAGACCTATACCGTTGACTTGTATACACTGACCGATTTAAAGAGCCGTATTGCTCGTTGTTGGGACCATGAGAAGTCAATTCATGGCGACAATGAAAATGCGTATCGTCGCCCAACAAATCGCCATTTTATGGGCAAAACACGTTAATCTAAGGAGTATGACCAAATGACTAAGAAAGAAGAAGGCACGTTGCAAGGCGCTTTAGTAACTGGTAATTTCAGTATTCAAGCGACTATGCCAAATGGTAAAACAATCAACGTTAGTGGCTATTTATACGAAGGTGAGTCAGTCGAGTCTGTGAATAACCGTGTAAATTTATTCCACGACATTGTAGATCACCAGCGTACTCGTTCTGAGATTCCTGAATTGGAAGCTCGTCGTGACCAAGGCGTACAAGCTCTAAAACAAATGAAAGAGGTTTTAGAAAATCTTGAGTCAAAACAAAAGAATGGTGCTAAACTAACGTCACAAGAAAAGCTTACTATTCAAAACATGGGTACTAACATTACTCGCGTTACTGAAGATATTGAGAAAGGTGAGCTGGCCATTTCTGAAGCTAAGAAAAAGGTCGGTTTAGGCTAATATGAGTTACACCGCAGCACAGATCGTTGCCGATGCTCTAGCGATAGCTAAGTGTCCAGGGTTCACCGCACAGGGGGGCAGGGCGTTGAATTTTGTGCTCGACGATCTTGTGCTGCACCGTAACTTAAAAGTTAATTTAATCACTACAAACTTAATTATTCCTGCTTATAGTAATGGCCCGTTTCCATTAGAGGCCAATTACTTAAGAACATACGATATGTTTTATGAAATTCAAGGTGAGCCTTATTTCTTAAATCCAGCATCGTTAAAACAATTCGACTCTGAGACACAACAAGTCAGCTTGGCAAACTACCCTTACGAGTGGGCTAGTGACCTTTCAGCCGTAGCGACTGGTGGCTTAGGTCAGCTTTATATCTACCCTCAATCGGCACAAAACATAACTGTTACCCATCGTTATTATTTGCGTCAAAACCCAATTACAAATCCTGAAACCAGCGCGGCTATTCCGTGGTTTTCAGACCAAGACTACCTGATTGAAGCCACAGCGATGCGTATGATGCGTATCACTGACGACTCTCGCTACAATGCGTGGGTGGCAATGTGTGACAAGATGCTTGAAGCTCATTTACTTACTGAAGGTGACGAGCAACAAGTTGTTAAAGAAGTGCAATTAGACCCTCGCCGATTCCGTATTGGTGGTTCTAACCGTCCAACGAAACTTGACCCTTGGTAAATTATGCCTATAGCAGATTCAGTACCCGTCAGATTTACTCCGAAGGGATTAGCTGACGCCTACGATGCAACGGATGTATTCCCAGGTGCATGTCGTAAGCTATCAAACTTAGTATTTGACCAATCTAATCCTGAGATTGTAGTTGCTAGACCAGGCGTTGATGGCGGTTTCACTTCTTTTGCAGGATTCACAACACCTGGCTTTATTTCTGTTCAAATTACCATTGGTAACTATATTTTTGGGATGGTGGCCACAGGACTTACTGCGGGTAAAGACCAGCCATTCTGTTACAACATTCAAACTGGCGCATTTATTACCATTAGTGGCGTTACGGCAGGTAACTCTGAAGGTCGTCCGACATCACCACCAACCACAGGGGCTTGGACACCACCAAGTATTGCAAGTATTGGTTCTAAACTTATCATTACTCACCCTGGTTATAGTGGTACTGGTACGTCATTCTTCGGTGTGATTGATATTAGTAACCCTGCGGCACCAGCATATAGCACCATGAACACAACAAGTCATGGTTTACCTAGCGTCCCAACTTTTGTAGCTAACTTAAACAACCGAGCATACTTTGCTTGCGGTAACGTTGCTTATTACAGTGACTCACTCAATCCAACTGTAATGACAAACGCAGGTCAGTCATTGACATTAGGTGACACTAGCCCAATTACCGCATTATCAGGGCTACCTGTGCAAACTACTTCCGCAGGTGTTATTGCTGCGCTTATTGCATTTAAAGCAACTCAAATTTGGCAAATTACGGGTGACTCAGCAATTACGGGATCATTATCACTTAACTACTTATCACTTAACATTGGGTCAGTATGTCCAAGGTCAGTTGTGCCATCCCCATTAGGGACATTCTTTGCTGGCCCTGACTCAGCTTATTTGGTTAATGCTTTCGGTGCAGTGATGCCAGTGACTTACCAAGATGGTTATGGTGCAACACCTGATATTAGACAACCTTTCGGATATATTACTCAGCCTACACGTGTTGCGGCCGCGTTTGCTGGCAACATTTATCGCATCTGTATTCCAACAATTATTGATGGTGTGGCTGGCACATACGACTACTGGTTTGATACCCGTAAGAAGCGTTGGAATGGCCCACACAGCTTTGTATATGACTGCGTATCGTCAGCAGGTAACTATTTCATACTTTCAGGGTATGGTAGTGGTGCAAAAATGTTTAACGGGTATGTTTACCCAAGTTCATCAACCGTCTATAACG